CTACTCGACCTTTCCCAGATCCCGACAACCCGCTTCAGGTGGTTGGGGGACGACGCGCGCGACGCTTCGTGCACGCGTTGAAAACGAAGTCAGCCGATCCTGCTGCGACCGCAGAGTACGAACGACTGATGACGTTGGCCGTCAATGTACTTCAGGCGAAGAAGGGTCTCCCGCGACCGGACCAGGTGATGCTTTCCCTGGCTGCCGCGAAGACCTTCGCTGAATTGACGACCGCTCGAAACCGGCCTCACACCGTGTTCCTCACCGACGGCCTTCCGACCGCGTCTTCTGCCTCATTTTCATGGGCAGACAGCGCCGACGAAGAGATCGCCGAAGTGAAGCACGTCATGGCCGTCGATTGGGACCTTATCGCCTCTGAAGTCCGCCGTTCGGTTGAACAGCTGTTCCCGGAAGGAGGATACACACTCGATGAGCGTCTTCGACCGTTCTTTCCCTCGACATCAGCAAACTACATCAGCTCCCGCAGCAACATGGGAGCGATTGGAGCTTTGCTTCGCGAGCACCCGGATTTGCTTCTGGGTCTGCGTCGCGAATCCACCGGTGTTGATATTCGTGTCAACCCGGAGGAGACGATCGGTGGGCGAAGTCTGGACGCGGACGATTCCGAGCTTCGGCGTAGATTCGCGCAGTTCTACGCCCGACTGTGTGACGAGGCTGACCGTGAGGTTCCGGTCGCGCAGCCTGTGGCCCTGGCGGAGGCGCTGAAAACACGCGTCATCACCAAGGGCCCTGCTCTGCTCAACACCGCGCTCAAGCCACTGCAGAGATACCTTTGGACCCAGCTGTCCAAGCAGCGTGTCTTCCAGCTCATTGGCCGACCTGTCAGTTCGCGTATTCTTCTTCACGCGCTGGGTTCGGCCCTTGCAGATGACCAGGTCTTTGTGAGCGGCGACTACAGTAATGCCACCAACGAGCTTGACTCGAAGATGTCAGAACTTGTGGTCGACGCCCTCTCGGATCGGCTCTGCCTGTCTGAACTGGAACGACGCCTGTTCCACCGCTCCTTGACGGGGCACGTTCTCGAGTACGACGGAGTGCAGAAACCTCAGCGAAATGGTCAGCTGATGGGTTCTGTCACGTCGTTCCCGGTCCTGTGCCTCGCCAATTTCGTCGTCTGTCGCCTTGCTCTTGAGCGGGCGGCCGGGACAAAACTTTCCTTGTCCAGCCTTCCGCTGTTGATCAATGGAGACGATTGTGCCTTCAAGACGAC